CAATATATTCCGAGCCTGCTGTTCCTATTTGTAATGCCCTAGTAGACTCTGTCCAATTAATAACATTGGCCTGTTTTGAAGCTATATTAAAAGAGAAAGGGTCAGTAGGGAGGGCCGCTCCTGTTAAAGGGAAATCCCTAACATATAGATCGATCGATCTAGCAGAAGAATCTTGAGCTAGACGAGTTTGCATCATATTAAAAATATTCCCAACCTGAGAGGCCCAAACAGTATCAGGCTCTTTAGCTGTTCCCATTAGATATAAACGCTGTTCATGAAACACGCATAATCTAGGGAAGCCTCTCTCTGTAGACCAGGCAGACTCCGCCCATTGATCAGTAGCTGTTGCTGCTGATGTTATTGTCATTGCTGCGCCTGAATCCTCTACAATAGTACAAGTCATTTTCTGGAGTTTATGAGGGACTAATCTAAGGCCAGCAGCTCCAATAGTAACAATATCTACTGGACCTGTACCAGCTACGGCCCCGGCATCAGTTAGGTGTAAAGTAATTACGTTGGCGTTTACATTTTTAACAAAAACAACAGTACCAAAAGTAATGTTAGTAAAAGTAGGATCGGCCCCACCGGCTCCCGTGACTTCTAGTATGAATTGTTCTCTTGTAACAAGTCCATGTGATGTTATGGTTACTTGGTTACTGGCCGCATCTAAATTATCAGAAGTTACAGTTGTGTCTGCTACTGTTGTAGTCCCAAAAAGAACTAGCTCGCTAGTTCCCTCTACTAAACGAAAATAGGCCCCAACTTGAGTAACAAGAGAACCACTATCTAAGAATTTATGCCCTGCCTTGAAAAAAGCAATAGGAGTATTGGTGGAGTCTACTGCAGAAACAGTTCCTCCTGTCCCTTGTGAAGCAGAAGATACATAGAGTCTTATATCAGGGTCAACATTACTATTACCATAAGGAACCATTGCTGCCGTGGCTACTTCCCCTATTGAAGGAAATCCAGTTAGGTATGAAGGATGATGGAAAAACATAATAGTAAAAGCAGCAATTGCTGTTCTTATTATTAATATAGGAGGGTATGAATTAGAACTTTGAGTAGCATCATCAGGAGAATGAGTTAAAATTAATATATCCCCTGACTGAGAGTACTTATACTTTTTTGGATCTCCTATTAAGGTAGAAGAAGCATTTAACCCTGCATAAGTTAATGTAGCCGCTACGCCTGCATTGCTTATTATCTGAAAAACAGGATTTCCGTCATCTAAAATGACAATATAAGATTCTTTTTTAGAGAAGATAAAAGGGATAATTCTTTCTGGGGATATAGCGGAGAGAGTGGCCACGTACTTAGTCCCTGGTCTTTTATATAGACCCCCATTTTTCCCTACAATAAAATTCTCTACAACATCACAGCCTTGATAATATTCTTTTAAATCGGTACGAAAAAATGTTGGGGAAAGTTCTCCTGATGAAAAAGAGTTTTGAATATATCTATATTTTCCCATTATAACCTCGAATTAAGCCAAAGATTAGTCTCTAGGTCATCAGGTGTTCCTTCTTGGGCATCAAAAGATCTAGCATCTTTAAGAGAAAAGTTTTTCCATTCATCAAGCAAACGATCTTTTAAAGTCTGAGATTGATTAAGAGGAAAAGCTAATTCAATGGCAATTAAGTGGGCAAGTAGCTCATCGAAACTAGGGTCAAAAGTTGTGGTATCAGTAACATTATAAATATATTCAAGGTTAAAATCTGAATCGTTTGAAAGAATAAAACTTCCTTCTTTCTTCCATTCGCGGTTCTTGTCTTCCTCTTTTACTGCTCTTATGTAGTCAGTAGGAAGGGTAAACTTTTGAGAATATCCAAAAGGAGCGCCGATGTTTAATGAGATATTAAAAACACCATTAGCAGTAATATCTATTGCCGTGTCAGCAAGGGCAGAGGCCTGAGTCTCAGCTAATTTAAAAGCTGAAGTTCCTGTTTTAATTATGTAGTAAGTAGAGTCTTCAGAAATACCTGTAGGAATAGTTCCACTGGTCAAAGTTACAATGGCCGTATCCCCTGTCACAGAATTTAATGCTGCTGCTGAAGTAAATATATCCGTTCCATCATTTACTGAAGTAGAAGTATCCGTGACTTTTTGAAGAAAAGATCTCTTAATAGCAAAATTCCAGGGATGCGCTCTTAGTAACTTCTTTCTCATGAAGTCATAAAGAAGAGTACAAAGACGCGCTCTTTTATTAGCATCAGAGAGGGCGGTTATAGAGTCCGCTCCTATTTTTAATAGAGCAATATTACAAATTTCTAAACTACTTGTGGCCATTCTTCCCCCTAAAAAATAGGGGACATACGCCCCCTATCCACCAAAAACACGCAGGAAGAACTTAGTTTACAGTATATAGAACTTCTAGCTTCAAAGTGTCGCCAACAGAAGCAGTAGTCTCCTCAAGACAAGTAAGTACTACTTGAGTTTCAGCGCCAAACTTCTTGTTCCAGCCTGGACGAGTAGCAAGCATTTTAAAATCTACAGCGCCTGCACCAGTATCGGCTCCAGCGATAAAGCCGTCAGCATCAGCAGCGTCACCAGCTTCATTTAGCTCCCAACCAATATCCCATTGACCAGTAGTTCCGTCAGAAGGAGCTACAAATCTAACATTGTGTACGCGAGCGCCTGAAGGAAGTTTGAAAAGTTTAACTACATCGGCTATCGCAGCTTCGCCGACAAGAACATATTCGTCATAAAGACGACGAGATCCACCATGCCATAAAGAAGCGTCTACTGCGTTAGCAGGAACATCGATATAAGCGTCAGTGTGATATACCCCATAAATAGTGGCCATAAGTACTCCTTAAAAATTTAAGGGGAGACTAGCTCCCCTGTTTTAATTACTCTGAACAAATAACTTCAATTACTTTCTCTTCTTCCATACGAGTAGAACCTAGAGATAAACAAGCGTACACCTGCATAGAGTATGACTTGTCTGATCTTTCGCTGATTCTAGCTAGTACATCTTGTCCAACAGAAAGAAGAAGTCCATCCTGTGCCCAAGCAATACAACGTCTGCTGTTAGCAGCAGTAATTGTACCAGAACCAGCAGCAGTAACTCCGTTAGTTACTGTATAGGTAACATTAGTGCTAGAGCGAGGAAGTCTTTCAGTATGAAGAAACTTAAATCCCATGAAAGTATCAACTTTTCCGTCAACCAAAGCTTTTACCATAGCGAAATCGCTGCTAGTGACTTCAGTCTCAGCAAGTAGAGAAGCTTTCTGAGAAGCACTGAAAGCAAAGAAACGTGCAATTGAAGGATCAACTTCAGAAGCGTCAAGTTTCTGAGCTACAGCTCTAAGAGTTTTAACGTTAAGATTAACACCAGTAGTAGTAGAGCCGTCAAAAGCAGCTACTTTCTGAGCAGTAGGAAGAACTACAGCAGTAGCTCCACTCACACCACCGTAAGCACTACCAAGAGCAGCAGCGATGATTTCGTCATCCATTGCGCGTCCCATGGCCATAATAGCGGCTTTAGCATATTGATTTTCTGGGTCCATGATTGTGCGCAATTTGTCTTGCTTGTCGACCAAATCAGCATATTCATAGTCATTCATAGTAACTTGGCGTCTGCTATGAGGAGTATCAATTTGAGGAGTATCAGAATGGCGGCTGGTCTTACGAACAGCAGTTACTGCTCCAATACGATCCCAGTAAGCTGAATCAGAGCTTTGAGATTCGTTACGAACGGCTGGGCGTAAACGAGAAGCCATTTGTTGAGAAAGATGAAATACATTAGCGCTGTATTGTTTTACATACGCTGTAGGAATTTGACTAGACATGTGTCCTCCATTTGTGAACTTTCATACTAAAAAATGTTTTATTTTTCGGTAAGATTATCCCCAAAAGAGGGTCTTCCTGGTATTACCTTTAAAAGGGTCGATTAATCGATTATCCAAGTAAACCTATTAATATGCTAAGAGGAAATCAAAACCGCGTCAAGCGTTTTCAAAGTCCCCTGATGCAATAGTTATCAGTTTAGTTACTTCCTTAACTATATTAGAGTGATCAGGATGCCCGCCATTATAGTAAGCCCCATTCATATCACCTAAAATCTGTTTGTATTTTCTCTCCGCCTCATCTTTAGAATAACCAAAAGATCCCCTAGCTTCTTGAGCGAATGTGTCTTCTTTGTAAACCGCCGCCGCCTTATTGCAGAATTTAGTAAAGATAGGGTCTTCTAAAAAGCCTTTTTTATCAAAGTACTCTACCATACCTTCATCAGCGAATTCCTTAAGCGCCCGCTTAGCTAGCACTATATTGTCTTTAAACTTAGTGCCCCACTCTTGTTTAAGATTCTCAACTAGCCCTTTATGTTCTTCTTGAGCTGTAGCATTATGCCCATTATAAGCATCAGAGGAGAATTTGTTATACCAGTCAAAGAGTCCCTTAGCTTGAGAAGTAGTAAGGCCCTTCTTATGTGCCATTGCTTTGAAGTCTTTAAATAGAGTTTCATCAAGAACTACTCCAGCAGGTAACTCTGCCTGGAAATCGTATTTAGTTTGATCTGGGTCACGAAGCTTATTATAATATTCGCTCCACTCAACATCAGTAGCGTTTTTACCTGGGATAACAACCTTATCTGCTCCAATCTTCTTCTGAGCATGGACATAGCTTTTAATCAAATTAGCGTAGTTGATATCGCCTTTCTCATCATCAATGAAAACTTTTAAACTAGGGTCATTTTTAATAATATCCTCTAGACCATCAGGAAAATTAATCTTGATGGCGTTTCCAATACTATTAACTGTAGGTGCTGATTTTGTTTCTCCAACTCCTGTACTAGCTGGAGGATTGCCTCCGTTAGCATCTGGTTCCCCAGTTTTATCGCTTTCATTAGTAAAGTCCCCCATAAGCCCGGTGGCTCCAATAGAGTTATTTACTAATCTTAACATCTGAACCAAAAATTTAATCATCATATTCCCTTTCCTTTTTTTCTTGTTTCTTGATTTCTTCTAATATCTTCATAGGATCTTGGTCTAGTAATAAGAGAATTTGATTGACTATATTCCGTTCACCTTCACGAAAAAGCATATCGTTTACATTGCCATTATAAGAAGTAGCAAAGAAATGCCCCCTCTTTACAATATCAAGTAGAACGCTCCTGCCCTCTTCAGAGGCAAAGACTTTCCTGTAATCTACTACAATAGAAGCTAGTTTTTCCCGTTTTTTAAATAAACTCATTTTTTACTGCACTTGTTTTAAAGCAGGCGCTACCTTATTCATGCTATCCGCCTGTATATTTTGCTCTTGAAGCTGCTGCTGTTTTTGGGCCTGCTCTTGTCTTGATTGTCTAATACTGGCCACCTCTTTCTCAGAGTTAAATAACTCTTGAGGTACATTGAATATATTTCCAACGTATTTAAGATACTCATCCCCGTTAATATTGTCCATAATTGAAGGGTCCATCTGAACAATAGGTCCAACCGCCTGCATAGCACGATTCAAGTTCTCTATTTCAGAAGTCCTCTGAGCGCGAGCAATCATAGAAGAATATTGAACATTAAGCTTTATTTCCTTCAGTTCTTGTGGAGGATTCTCAGGAAGTTTATTTTTACGAGCTAAAATACCGAAAACACGATTGATCAAAGGTTTAAGTAACTCAAAATGCTGACGGCCCAAAACGGGCCCCATTAAACGCAATTTCTCCTCTGTACGCTGAAGAACTTCAGTAGCGGTCATCTGAGGTCCCTCATTCAATTGCAGTTGGTCAATAAAGAATGCTTCTCGTATGCGTTTACGTACATCGTTCATTACTTCAAAACCTATATCGATTCGCGCTTGAGTAATAAGAGGCTCAATACGATCAGCAGAACCAGCACGATAATAGTTAATCCCACCAGGAACAGTACGAAGAGGCATAACCATTCCGTCATCAGGAACTTGTAAAGGAGGATCTACTACCTTCTGTGCTCCTCGAATCGTGGCCTTCATCATCTCATTGATCATCTTAACATCAGGAAGAGACTTCATACCAGGCCCGCGACCGTAGCTTTCACCAGTAACCTTAGACCAACGAGGAACAGCGTAAGGAAACTCCTCGAAGCCGCCCTCTTTTAACAAAATTCCATTTGATTTCATCACATGAAATGAAGGGAACGGGAATTGTTTCCCACTAGGTACTATCCCGTGAAATTTAGCGTCTTCTAGAGGTAAAACTAAATGAATAACCTCTTGATCGTGCATCTCATGTATTTTACCAATATCGTGATCAGTTAATTGTGCTTTAATCATTTCTAACGAATATTCTTGTAGAATTTGACGACCATCTTCCTTAAGCTTTCTCGAAACTGTATCAATGAAGCCTTTGAAGTTCTCTTTAATATAGTGCTCATAAATAGGACGAGCATGAAAACGAACATCCAGCTCGTCATCCTCCTCAATCCTGAGAATCCCTGTCCCAAGCGCTCCTTGATCAATGTAAACTTCATGTATTTCCGGTTGAAAATTTGAATTATTTAAAGTTTGATGAATAACCTTTACAGCTTTTTGTAACCAAAGACGTACATTCTCATTCTTATCAATTTCATCGATACCAGTAGTAAGGTCAAACCACTGAATAGAAGGATTAGTAAGCATACCGTGTAAAGCTGAGGCCAAAAGCTCATTAGCAATGATTCCAGTTGAGTCATAGAGAGTATTACCCTTCTTCTCACCGGCCACCATGTAGCCATAAACGTCGTCCTTGCGTGGGATAAGGTATTTAGCACACTCATACCAGTGTTGATCCCAATTAACTCTCCCTCCCTCCATCTGATTGTGAATCTTCAAAATCTTGGAGGCCTTGTCCTTAAGTATATCGCCTTTCATTTTTTATCCCATTAAGGTAAGCCGAGTCTGTACTGATCCCGGCTGAAACTTGCTTTGTTTAATCTGTGATTGTCGGGCCCCAAAAGCACTAACAAGCTGCTCTAGTTGTTGTTGTCTAGGATCATTACCAGAAAACTTATACGCTTCTGGATCAAGTCCTTCATTCTGCTTCTGGGCCAAATCCCCACCTAATGCCTGTACTTGATTGAAAATATCATTATTAAAGCGCTGTCTAGAAGATTCATCACCTTCTGCCTGCTTTCTCGCTTCGCGGATCTTCCTCTCTCTATCTATTGCCATAAACCCAAATATAGGATTCCCACCACTTGTAAAAAGCCCACCGAATGCATCAGCAGCTACACCTTTAACCCCTAGCCCCTTGGCCAAATTAGTCGCAGGCTTGGCGATACTATTAGCTATCCCAGAAAACGTCTCCGAAATTCCGCCACCACCACTACTCATAATTAATCTCCTAATTCATTGTAGTCGCCCATAGCTTGTCTCTGCAAGTCTTTCCCGTAGTCATTAGCAAAAGAACTAGGTCGGGTATCAAAAGCAGAATACCCATAACTATCAGCAGCGTGGGAAGTCCAATCTTTCTTAGGCGTCCTCGAAAATGCCTGAATCTGTTCGTCCCATACCTTGGTGTAGTTCCTCAGGGCATCAAGGGACCATTCGCACTTGATTGTATCAAAATAGCTTATAGGAAGCATTAAGCGTGAGGCCTCTATCCGATTCTGTACGCTCTGTCTTTTTTGGATCTCGTGCCGAAATCCGTGCCCACGGAGTACCTCCGAAACAGTAACTCCTGTACCCAGCTCTTTAGTGTTCGCATCCCAAGGCAAAACATGCCTCCCGAACGAATAACTCTTCTTTCTTATCTCGTCAGCATAGTGTTTAATGCCTTTACCCGTCTCTTCATAGTAATCAATATAGTTTAATTTTCCGCCAGGAAGTCTCTGCCTAAACCAAATAGCGCACGAATCGCTAATCCCCAAATCCCAGTACGTATCAACAGGATAAGCAGGATTATAAGGGACGTCTGTAATTCTTCCCTGGTCTTCAGCAGAAGTGAGAAAACTTCCATAATATGATCCCCGACCACCAGAATTAAAACTACAGCGAATCTCTTGCTCATAATCCTCGTCGCTCATAGTCCGCTTTAGATCCGCTAGCTCTGAAGGAGGAAGTACCCCCGTCTTCTCACCATCAAGAAGCACTTCATACCAATCAGGGGACGTCTTCGCTATTATATACTTCTTATAGAAGTCATTCCTGCCATTAGGAGTCCCGATAAAAATCCCCCACCCCAACCTATCAGATAAGGCAGGACGTAAGATCTGGGACCATACTGTAGGGTCATACTGGGCGTATTCATCCAACACCGCCCCATCTAAATATAACCCCCGAAGCGAGTCTTTATTCTCAACCCCCAAGAGCATAATCTTAACCTTATCCTTCTCCCCACCACCAGGACGAGAAGGACGATCAATCGTAACAGTCAGTTTTTGGTTATTGTATTTAACCCCAGGCATCTTCTTTGTGTATTCCTTCATATACTCCCAAGCAATCATCTCCACCTGCTTGTAAGTAGGAGCTATATAAGCATACTGAGGATTAGTATGAGAACACTTAAGCGCTTTATGCAAAATGTGATTAATCGTAAAAACAGACTTCCCAAAACGACGGTGCGCTACAATAACATTGAAACGCTTCATCGAAGCGTGGAGTATCCTCTGCAAAGGGCGAGGGACATACCCAGTCTTAAGCGAAACCGCCATTGCTTATTTCTTTTTTTTATCAGGATTAAAACTAAGAAGGGTAGCGTTCGCCTCAGTAACCTCTTTACGAATCTGGTCTATTTGCCCCTTCAGCTTAGATATCTCTAACGTTAACTCCTTATTCAAAAACTGCTGGTCCTTTAGGGCCGCGGTCCGCGAGACGAGAGTCTCCTTCAGTTTATTAAACTCCGACGCTTCGTTAGTGATCTCAGCGTTCTCTACGAATACAAAACTACCATTCTTGTCCAACACTCTTTCAGAAGATCTCATTATTCACACTCCTCAGTATTAACTATTGTTTCGTCAGGAATAACCTCAATGTAATTAGAATCCACTCCGGCCGCTTTGTAATCGTCCGCGTCTCTTACACCCGTATCAATCAAAAAAGAAACCGGTGCCGTTCTATCGCCCACCAACATCTGCCTATTCCCATAAGTATCCGGATCGTTCTTCTCCGCCAAATACTTAACTTTATCAAACCAAAGACGCTCCCCTGATACCTGCCTTGAATCAATCTCCCTCATATCCGTCAAAGAATCATGAATTAAATCCGCGTACAGCTCCGCCCGTACCTTCTTCGCTCTACGGATCAGCGATTCGAATTCATGGTACTCGTGGCGCCAACGAGCAATAGTAGACATAGTAGGCATCCCAGGCATTTGAGATATTTTAGTCAGAGAGTTGCCCTCACACATAAGAGCGTAAATAATATTCTTCATATCTTCAGAGTATAAATAGATCTTACCCTCATAAGAATTACAGGCCTCAATAACCCCTTTGGATATGTTATTGATAATATCAGTTTTCTTATTGAGAATATCCCCCGAGACGAGGTCCACAGTAACCAAGTTCCTGCTCTCATCAATAAATGAATAGAGATTCGCCCGGAAATAAACTTTATTGTTCATTTCGATAACGTCAGTCACCGGCGTAGATAAGAGTTTTGGGGATTGCATAATCAATAAGTGTAAAGGCAAAAGGCGAGGAGAGTCAAGAGATTTACGGTTCGGGGGATAACCACCGCATGGGAGCTGATTTTAAAAGTAAAGGGTGTATGTGTCAATAGTGTAGGAATTTTAGGATTTTTCAGGTGGGGGAAAGAGGGATTATTGGTTGTGGAGGGGGGCGGAGAGGAGGTTCGGAGAAGTCTCGGAGTGTATTAGTCGGGTATTTTACCGGGTTAAGTTGTGACGCGATTCGGGATGTATCACCCACACCAGAATCGAGCATTTTGGGGGTACCGGGCCCTAAAATTCCTTAATATCGCTATGATTTCCAACACTTACCAGCACCTCGGACCGTGA